AGATCTTCAAGTTTCTGGTACAGGATCAAGTTCATATTTAGAGATTGCTTATCCACTTGTAACAGTAAAATCATTACATGTCCAAGCAGATTTAAGAGATACTAATGACCAAACAGGTACTGCTGGACAATTACTATCCTCTAAGGGTTCTGGTAACGGTATTGACTGGATAGACGCTCCGGTTAGTTATACTGGTTGGGATGTTACTGATGGATTTTCTAATGGCCCTTTTACTATTGGAGATGGTAATGATGTGGAGTTTGCAGGAAGTGGAGCAGTAGTTGCTACAGCTAGCGCAGTTGTTGGTGGAGCTAAGGTGACTTTTGAACTAAAACCCAACGTTAGTATAACAGGAGATTTAACAGTAGGCGGCGGTGATATAACCTTAAGTGGTACAGGTCGTATTCAAGGTGTTGACACAGTTACTACTGGAACAGACGCTGCATCGAAACAATATGTAGATAATGCTATATCAGGATCTGGATCCTTGATATTTCAAGGTGGTTATAATGCTGCTACTAATACACCTAACTTAGACAACACTCCAACTCTTGATATTTTAAAAGGATGGACATATGTTGTAACAGTTGGTGGTAGTTTCTTTACTGAAACAGTTGAGGTAGGTGATTTACTTATAGCTGAAATAAATGATCCAACTACGTTAGCTAATTGGACAACTGTACAGAACAATGTTGATATAGCGACGTTAACAAATGTAGGTATAGGTAATGTTATACCAAGCACACTTAATGATCAGTTAGGTATTGGTGTTGTGTATAACGGATCAGGTACTGCAGCTCTTGGCTTAGATATTGATGGTCTAACAGAGTCCGGTGGAGTAGGTAGCACTGCTCAAGCAGATGATTTATTAGTTTTTCAAGATGTTAGTACAACACCAAATAAGAATTATAAAATAACAGTAGCAAACTTATCTACAGCAATTGGAGCTTCTGGGGCTTTATTTGCTACTGGATCAGGGTCTTCTGTATATTTTATAACTCACAATTTTGGCACTAGAAATGTTATTGTTGAGGTATATGAAACTGCTAGTCCTTATCAAACAGTATATGGAACAGTTACTAGACCTAATCTTAATCAAATAAAAGTAGAATTTGGATCAACCACTGGAGGTTTAACATTTATGTGTAAAAAATTATAATATAAAATCAAATTTAAATAAAATCAAATGGCAATAAAATTTTTAGACAATTTAAATTTATCAACTATAGCTAACGCAAGTGTTGATACTGACAAATTTTTAGTAAGTGATAGTGGTGTTATTAAATATAGGACGGGTTCACAAGTTAGATCTGATATAGGCGCAGGTACTGGAAATGGAACAGTAACCTCAACCAATGGATCTAGCTCTAGATTAGCTGTTTTTTCTACAGCAAGTAATATAAATGGACCTTCTTCTCTTTTGTTTGTTAGTGATAAAAACCTTGTAATAGATGCTGCAAGCGCTAAGTTATCAATTAGTGACACAGACGAAGAAATTTCAGAACCTAAAATTGAATTTTTTCAAAGCGGTAGTTTAAGTTCTCAAATAGTTATTAATAAACAAGCAAATGTTAGTATCCTAACAAAAGATGGATTTGGTAATCAAAAATTTCGTTTGAATATTGAGGGTTCAAATGGTAGCTTATCGCTAAATTCTTATACTGCTTCAGCAATAGCAACTGGTGTTACGGCAATAAATCCAAATCAAAATTTCTATCCTGTTGGAACTGCATCTGATACTACAACTGATTTAGCAGTTGATCAAGACGGCAATGTAGTAAGAACAACTCAAGAAGCAACTTGGAAATTAACAAGAGCTCAAGTAGATGCTTTAACTACTTCATCTACTGGCACTACATTATTAAGCGCACCTGGATCTGCAAATAAATTTACAATAATAGAAAAAGTAACCTTTTTAATACAGTTTGCTTATAATGGTAATCAAATGGCAGCCAACCAACAATATGAGATATTGCAAGATGGTAATGTAGCTGATCAAATTGCTGTTTTAAATGGGAACAGGGTGAATGATATCGCATATAGAGGCGGAAGTACTAATACTTCTGGAATATATGAGCACGACACCGGGTATGCAACTTTAAACAGAACTTATAAGCCAAATACAGCAACAACAATAAGAAGATTAAATACAAGTGCTTTAAATACAGCTATTACTACAATGAGTATCAAAATGAGATACAGGGTTTATGATATAGCAACTTTTTAAAATAAGTAAATTAATGCATTAATGAGTGATAACTATAATAGGTTAAATTAAATAAAATATAATGAAAAAAATAGATGTAAAAGATTTTAAAAAAATATCTAAATTAAAACAAGAATTAAACGTAGCTAAAGAAGAATTATTAACTTTTGTCATAGTTGAAAAAAATATCAAAAAAAAGATAATTGATCTAGTTACTAAACAAGATGAGATTAAAATAGAATTTAGTAAAAAATATGGAGATGTAACCATTGACTTAAGTAATGGTAATATATCAAAACCTAAGTCAGAACCAAAAAATAAAAAATAAAAAACACAAAACCAAATGACGTTTTTATATACCCGTACTAATTCGTGGAATAGTACACCACAAGAAAAACCAACAGAAGAAACAATAAAAGTATGGAATCATATCTCACAGAAGAAGAACTGGAGGATAGTTCAATTACCTAATGGATTTTTACAAACCGAATATAATAGCATGGAAGATCCAGAAGATTGGATTGATGTTACCAGACGAGAAACTCTAGGTGGAGCTGAGCAAGCAATAAATGCTTCTATAGAACACTACAAAAGAAAACTAGAATTTACCCAAGGCCCTAAGGTAGTTAAAACTTTTGAATAAATAAAATACAATTAAATTTAATATGGAAGAAATAAAGTTAGTAAAAGATTTGTCTTTTGGCGATAGTGCTAGAAGTCAAATCTTAACTGGCGTTGAGAAACTTACTAATGCAGTGAGCTCTACGCTAGGTGCAAGTGGAAAATGTGTTATATTAGAAGATGCCAATGGTATGCCACAAATAACAAAAGACGGTGTGACTGTAGCAAATTCAATTACATTACAACATCCTTTAGAAAATATTGGAGCTACTTTAATAAAAGAAGCAGCACAAAGAACTGTTAAAGAAGCTGGTGATGGAACTACCACAGCCACTGTCTTAGCTAAAGCAATACTAGATCAAGCTACTGAACATTCATTATTAGATGATGTTAGAGGCATGAACAAAGGTATAGAGTCTGGTTTAAAAAATATTATAAAGTATCTAGACAAAAACGCTAAAAAAGTAACAGGAAATAAAATAGATCAAGTAGCTACTATATCATCTAATAACGATAAGTTTTTAGGTAAGGTAATAGGTACAGCTTTTAAAATGGTAGACGAAACTGGTGTTGTTATAATGGAAACTACTGACAAAGCTGATACTACTGTTGAATTAATAGAAGGAGTTCAGTATGATCATGGTTTAGTTTCAAATCATTTTGTTACTAATAAAGAGCAGAATATATCTGAGTTGACAAACCCTTTGGTTTTAATTGCAGACTCCAATATAGACAATGTTAGGAAAATACAGAACATATTAGAGCATGTTATAAAGAATAATGATAGCTTGCTTATAATAGCTAATGTCGATGCTCAAGTACTTAATGCTTTAGCTATGAATAAAGTTAAAGGTAATATAAAGATAAACATTATAAATGCACCTCATTATGGTCTTACAAAAGCTGAGATGCTAGAGGATTTATGCGCTGTTACTGGAGCTACTTTAATAAACGAAGATCTAGGTGATGACATGGATTTAATAGAGATAGAGCATTTAGGTAGATGTTTAAAATCCACAACTACCCAACACGATACTTTATTAAAGGTTGATTTGTCTAAAAATACTAATGTAGATGAAATAATTTTAAGACTAAAAAAAGAACAGTCTACATCAAAAAATCCTAATACAATTATTAGGATAGAAAAAAGATTAGCTAGATTAAAAGCTAAAGTAGCTACTGTTAAAGTAGGTGCTAATTCTGAAATAGAATTAAAAGAAAAAAGAGATAGAGTAGAAGATGCTATTTGTGCTACTAAAGCTGCCATAAAAGAAGGTATACTACCTGGAGGTGGTGTAGCATTATTAAATGCTAGTTATCATTTGAAACCAACTTGTATTGGTGAAGAAGTACTTTACAGTGCTATAAGAAAACCAAATGAAATTATACTTAAAAATGCAGGTATAGATATACTTAAAAAACTAGATAAAGGAATAGGATTAGATGTGGTTACAGGAAATACGGTTGATATGGTAAAAGCCGGAATTATAGATCCTTTATTAGTTACAAAGAGTGCATTAACAAATGCAGCTTCAGTAGCTACTACTATATTATCTACAGATTGTGTTATAAATAATATAAGAATATGAAAGCAATAGGTAAATATGTAGTAATAAAACCAATAAAAGAAAGTAATACAAAAACGTCTGGTGGTCTTATATTAGCTGAAAAACAAAGAGAAGATATAAGATATAGGCAAGCTCTAGTAATAGAGCCTGGAACAGACGTTATAGAAGTAGATGCAGGAGATGAGATATATTACGATAAATCCTCTGGTTTTTCTATTGAGCTAAAAAACAAAAAATACAAAGTTATTAAAGAAAATGACATTGTTATAATAATATAAGTTATGAGTAGATTGCGTAAAGGTTTAAAATATAACGGCGGAGATATCGCAGAATCATTTAGATCTATGACTAAAGGTGGTGAATCACCTTTTGGATCAAGGTGGAGTGAAAGAATCCAAGAGCTTAGAGAAAAAGCTAAAGCCGCAGCAGAAGCTGCTAAACTAAAAGCTGCAGGAGACGAAGGCGATCCACCAGCAGAATCCACCAAAAACTCTACAAGATCTACTGATATAATACCACCAGACACCGATTACTCCAGAGGAGAAATTGGTGACTTTTTTCAAAGAGTTAAACTAGCAGAAGAAAGAGACGCACTTGAAGCTTTAAAGGGAGATATGGACAAGGAAGCTAATAAAGAAAAAGAAGAAGAGTACGATCCAGACTATAAAGATGCTGATGGTAATACTGTTTTTACAGATGATTACAGCAACACCATGTCTGGTAAAGACAGAAGAAAAGAGTCTAGAGCAAACAAAAAAGACATAAGAAAAAATACTAAGTTCTTTTCTAAAGGAAGAAGAGCAGCTAAAAAAGCAAATAGACAGCAGAAAAGAGCTGCTAGAAAAGGTGCTAGATGTATAAAGCTTGAAAAGAAAGGTAAAACTCACAAAAGGTTTTATAGAAAAAACTGTATGTAAATGAGAAGATTATCTTCTAAAGATTTAAAAGAATTAAATTTATTAAAACATTATAGAATAATAAGAAAGTGGGCTTGTAAAACTAGCTACCTAAATGACGCAGACTTAGAGCTGCTTATATATTTAGACGCTATAGAACACTTCACAAAGCATGATTTTAAACAAGGTACGTATTCCTATAGTTGGGACAACAGGCGCTGGAACAGATTATTGAAACAAGAGTGGATAAAGGTGTGGAGAGAAAGAAATCGCACTACTCAAAAATATCATATATATAAAGTTTCCTATAAGTGCAAACAACTAATAAGTCGTATGTACCGAATTATGTTAGGTGAAGAAGATATGCCTACAACAAAATTAGAAAAAAGTAATAGATATAGTTTTAAAGTAACAACTAAAGCTATTGAGTATGTTAACAAAGACAAAACAAGATAAAATGGCAAAAGTAAAAACTTTATTAGAAAGAAGATTGGAAGTAGCTAAAAACCCACAAGCAACTTTAGATCCAATAGAAAACAAAACAGCAGATGGCCAACAAGCTATTGTTGAACCAGTGGAAAAAGAACAAGAACCTATGAACAAAGATATATTAGACCAAGTAAATAAGAAAGATGAAGGTTTAACTATGTATCAAGGGCCTAGTTCTTACAATATGTCTGTACCTGGTAAAAAAATAGAATACATACAAGATTCTAGTCTTGGTGTTAATTCTAAAGGAAGTGCATTCCCTATGGTTAATCAACAGCAACAACCACCAATGATGCCTGGGCAAATGCCTGTACCTCAACCAGTGGCTAATAGAGCTGGACAAGCTAAAGATAGGAATGTATTATCAAATGACCCAAACATTAATCAACCTGAGAATAAAGTACCTTACAGCGATTATAAAAGAAATGACAGGTTTAGCGATATAGCTAGTAATCCAGGTGAACTATATAATAAACCACCAATGCAAGGTGAACCTAGTAATCCAGGTGAATTATATAACAAACCACCTTTGCCACAACAAAAAACTTTTGAACCTAATCAAGGTTTTGGAATGTATGATGGACCTAGTAATTATTCAAAAAATGATGCTATGGTAGATCAGTGCATGGCACCAGGTATGTATGATGGACCAAGTAAGGCTTTAGTAGGAGGTCAATCTAATTTACCAGAACACTTAAGAAATGCAATTGAAAATAGCGGTCCTGGTATGTATGATGGACCATCTTCTTATAATATGTCTGTACCTGCTAAAAAAATAGAATATATAGAAAGTTTTTCTAAATCTCCTATAGCTGGTTATAGTAAAAATATGGATCACGGTCATACTAAAATTAGCAAGCACAATGTTAAATCATCAATGAGAGATGATGCAGCTCATGCTAGTTACTTAAAAAGAGATATTAAATATGATGCTAAGCATGGTGGAAGCAATAAGCAAATGACTAATGATGAAAAGCATATTTCTAAATTAGCTGGTGACATAAAATACGACGCTAAGAAAAAAAGAAAATACGATAACGTGTAAAAGTAAAAATAATCCACGTGATTATATATAGTACACGTATATTATAAACAGTTAAAAACAAAATTATGCCAAGTTACGGAGAAAAACAAAGACCAGCAGGTAAAAAATTATCTTGCGGTTGTAAACCTTTAGGAACTAGAATTATGAAATCAAATAATTCTACAATAACACCAACTCTTAAAAAAATTGATAACATAAAATACAAGGGCAACCCTGTAATGTTAGCTAATAAATAATGGATTTAGAAAACTTAAAGTTATATTGCCTTAATATAACTTCATTCACAGTTGCAAGTCTCAACTGGATGGAACCAGTATTAGAAATAGTATTATTATTAATGACTATTGGATATACAACGCATAAGTGGTATAAACTTAAAAACAAATGAGATTAGTAAAAGAAATTATAATACATTGCTCTGCCACTAGAGAAGGACAAGATATACCGGTTGAAACTATAAAAGATTGGCATATTAACTCTAGAGGATGGAGCGACATTGGCTATCATTTCTACATCGAATTAGATGGAACTATTAAAAAAGGTAGAAATATAGATCGTGTCGGAGCTCACTGTAAGGGACATAATCGTAATTCAATAGGTATATGCTATTGTGGTGGCGTTGAGGCAGATGGTAAGACTCCGAAGGATACTAGAACACAAATACAAAAAGAAAGCCTGTTACATGTGCTTAAAACATTAAAAGCAATGTACCCAGATGCTATTGTTTATTCACACAACGAGTTTGCTAATAAAGCATGCCCGTCATTTGACGCTACAGAGGAGTATGAAAATATCTGAAAACACCGAGTTTAAAATTGATATAAAAACTGTAATTGGAATAATAATGTTAACAACAACATTTGTTGGTATGTATTATTCGTTGCAAGATGATATAACTGAAGCTAGGAACTTACCACCTATTGAAGTTAAAAGATTAGAATATGATCTGAAAGAACAATGGAATCATGCCAACATAAAAGATCTAAAAGAAAGAGTTGATATGATAGATGAAATGAATAGTATACTATCTGAAGAAATAAAAGTACTTTCTACACTAGTAAAAGATGGTACTAAAACTGATGGCAAGTTAGATGAGCTTGCTAAACAATTAAAAGATTTAAAGTCTAAAAAAAGAAAGTAATGGCAAAAAAACCTTGTTGGGATGGTTACGTTAAAGAAGGCATGAAGAAGAAGGGTAATAAGATGGTTAACAACTGTGTTAAGAGTAATGGCCTATCCCTACGTAAAACCACTAAAGGTAAAGGTAGAAATTTTTTATCTATAAAAGAAGGTGCTGGCATGACTAAAGCTGGTAGAGCAAAATATAAAAAACAAAACCCAGGCAGCACACTTTCTGCCCCTGTAACTGGGAAAGTTAAACGCGGAAGTAAAGCAGCTAAACGTAGAAAAAGCTTTTGTGCTAGATCTAAATCTTGGAAAGGCAAGAGAGGTATAGCAGCTAGAAAAAGATGGAAATGTTAAAAATAAATAATAAGATATGAGTAAGTTTAAAATGAAAAGTCCCTATGATATAGATCCTGTAGCTAGGTACGAGGTTCCATTTGCACCTGACAACATGCCTAACGATTCTGGTTTAATAGCAAAAGCTAATAAGAACGGAACTATGATAGTTGATAAGAACATACCTTCTAATTCTCCAATAAGAAAAAATGCAGAATCTCATGAGGATCATCATTTAAGAGATATGATGGATAACAAGCTTGATTATGATGACAAAGCCGTATATCATAACTTAGATGGTAAAGGTATTAAAATGGTGAGTAGAGGCGATTTTCAAGAAAGTGATAAAACACTACCATGGGAGAAAGATGCTTACGCAGCGGGTGATAATCTTGAAGAAAAAGATATGAGACCTAATCCTGAAAAGCTAGATGGTCCTCCAAATATGTATGAGCATGATACACCGTTATCGTTTGTAAAACAAATGGGTAGAAAAAGAAGAGAGCAAGATCAAGACAAGGTTTCTATGAGCGAAAGATTTGGTATGGGTATGGTTAAGAAATTTGGTTGTGGTCCACAAGCTAATGTAGAAGTTTCTAAAGGAACAGATGTTAGTGGTAATGAAGAAGGTGAAAGTGAAAAAGATAAATTAAAAAAACAAGCCAAAGCAAATGCAGAAGCTGAGTTAGCTAAAAAGAATTATGAACAAGAAGTTATGCCTGACGGTAGGATTAGGTTTTCAAAATCAGCTGAAGGTAATGCTAGTGAAACAATAACTACTCCTGGAGGTAGCGGAGCAAGCGGTGGAACTGTTGGTTTTAGAGCTGCTTATGAAAATGCTGATAAAGAAAAATATCCAACTTTTGAAGAGTTTAAAATAGCAGCTTCAGCATATAACGAGAAAATTAAAAAGCCAACTTCTTCTACAAACACGCAAACAGCAACTGCTAGTGATGAATATTACGAAACTCCTACGAAAAAAATACCACCACCAACAAAAACAACACCAGATCCAAAACCAAAGAAAAAGTGTCCTCCTGGATACGCATTCAGCAACACTAGAGGTTGTGTTAAAATGGGAAAAGTGAAAAAATCTAAAAATAGAAATAGAGTTAAGAAAACTAAATTTAAACATAACGGCGATACGTTTAGCTGCCCATTTTAATAAATTATGAAAAATAAAACATTTAAAGAAACTAAAATAGGTGCTTTTCTTTCGAGTAAAGCTCCTAAGGTATTACAAGCTTTAGGAGATATACTACCTAATCAAGGTACGCTTGGTGTAGTAAAAAATCTTATATCAAGTGATAATAAGATTAAGGCAGTTGATAAAGAACAAGCTTTAAAACTTATAGAGCAAGATATAGCTGAGATGAAAGAAGTATCTAGCAGATGGAGGAGCGATATGAAAAGTGATTCATGGCTTTCTAAAAACACGCGTCCACTAGCTCTTATATTTTTAACATCATCTGCTGTAGTAATGATGTCTATAGATTCTTTTCACTTACAATTCAATGTAGATGAAGAATGGATAAGCTTGTTGAAAACACTATTAATAACAGTATACGTAGCATACTTCGGAAGTCGTGGTGCTGAAAAAATAACAAAAATAAATAAATAAAAATGAACGGACTACTAGGAAACATGATGGCTCAACCAAGAGTGTTTGGTCATGATGCTGTAGCTTTAACGGCTGGAACAGGCGCAATAGCAAACACAAGTGAAAGAGGTGCTGTAATATATAATGGTAAATCTACTGCACAAGATATTACAATAGCAACTGAAGCTGGAACTACAGTTATATTTAAACAAGTTCAACCAGGAACAGTTGTAGGTGATAAAACACCTATGTTAGCTACTAAGTTACTTGTTGGAACTGACTGTGTGGCTATATTTTAAATAAAAAAATAATCAAATAAAATCAAATGAGTAATTTAAAAGGAAGATTAAAAGGAGAATTAACAAAAGAAGAGTTCACGCAAATCAAAGAGCAACAAGAAAAAGTTAATAGTATATTAATAGAGATAGGATATATCGAATCAAGAAAACATGCTTTACTTCATGACTTAGCTAGTACAAACGAAGTTGTAGATAGTACTAAAAAAGTATTACAAGATAAATACGGATCAATAAGCGTAGATATGACAACTGGTAAGTTTACAATAGAAAAAGATGAAGATGTCAGTAATTAGAAAAATAAGTATAGGATCAGACTATAAGAATGATGCTATGCATTATTCTTTACAGCAAGAAGTATATGGTGGTCATTTAATATCTGATATATTATTTGATAATAACGATCAATCTTATAACATTTATATTACTAAAAACAAGGAGATATTACCTTGGAAAAAATTTAATAGTAATATGGCAATATCTGTAGAGTACGATTTAAAGTACTAATGAGAAGCTTGTATGAATTTATTATTAAACCTTTAGAAAATAGGTATGATAATACTAAAGTAGTAGGTGATAAAACACTTATTATAAATACCAACATAGAAAACCACCGATTTGTGAGTAAAGAAGCAGTTGTTGTTTCGGTGCCAGCTGCTTATGACTCACTTATTAAAGTAGGAGATAAAATATATGTACACCACAACATATTCAGAAGATGGTATGATCAGAAAGGTAGACAACGTAATAGTTCTATGTTTTTTAAAGATGATTTATACTTTTGTAGTTTAGATCAAATATACATGTATAACGGCAAATGTAATGGCCCTTACTGTTTTGTAAAACCTATAATAAATCAGAACCATCTAGACACAGATAAAGAACAATCTAATGTTGGTATAGTAAAATATACTAATAAGTTCTTAGATGATCTTAAAATAACACCTGGAACGCTTGTAACATTTACACCAGACTCAGAGTTTGAATTTATAATAAACAACGAGCGTTTATATTGTATGAAATCTAATTATATAGCTTTAACTCATGAAAAAGAAGGAAACGAGAGAGAACATAATCCGAGCTGGGCGAAAGGCAGTTGACGAACTAATAAAAGTAGCGGAAGAAAAAATAATTACACACACTGAAGATGATGTATCTGCTGATAGGTTGAAGAACGCAGCAGCAACAAAAAAGCTTTGTATAATGGATGCTTTTGAAATATTACAAAGAATAGAAGAGGAAGAAATTATATTAACAGGTGATACTAAAGAAGTGGTCAAAGAAGCTAAACCTTTTAAAGGCTTTGCAGAAGGGAGAAGTAAATGACTCACGAGCAAACTTTATGGAAAGAAATTAAAGATATTATAAACCCTAAAATACTTTCTAAAAGAAATAGATATAAGAAGTGGGAGTATGGTTATAATGTTGAATATGATTTTATAGTAATAAGTAAAACTGGACAGATTGGACAAATCATTGAAATACAGAATCTCAGGATTGCTTTACCAGCAACAAATGAACCGTTTAAACGAAGCAAGGTTAAAGAGGATCAACACTGGGAAAAACAAGAATACCCTAAAGAATTAAAAAGAATTAAAAGTAGATTTGATTGGGACGAACTTCCAGTTGAATTTAAAGAAGAATGGTATGATTATATCGACAAAGAGTTTCAAAGAAGAGAACAAGGTTATTGGTTTTATAACAACAATATTCCTACTTATATTACTGGTACACACTACATGTACCTGCAATGGTCAAAGATCGACATTGGATCGCCTGAGTACAGAGAATCAAATAGATTATTCTTTATATTTTGGGAAGCATGTAAAGCAGATAACAGATGTTACGGGATGTGCTATCTTAAAAACAGAAGGTCTGGATTTTCATTTATGTCATCAGCGGAGTTGGTTAATCAAGCAACGATATCTAGTGACTCCAGATTCGGTATACTCTCTAAATCTGGATCAGATGCTAAAAAAATGTTTACAGATAAAGTCGTGCCAATATCCGTTAACTATCCGTTTT